AGTCAGAATATTTAGCTGGAGTTATACCATCTAAATCTAAGTTTGATGGTGCTATACTGCTGCCATATATATTAGAATTTGAAAGGTCTGGAATTGGTGGGGTTACTCCATTATTTTTTGATAATGGTGAACCTCCTTTATTTGTTAATTTACTTAAAAGTCCCATAATTTAATTGTTTTTTATTATAAATATTTAATTTTTAACTTTATGCTGATATTTCATAATTATTTAATGAAATAGCTGTTCCTAATTCTTCGGAATCCATAGTTATTTGTGCATTAGAATTTAAAATTTGGTTTAATATAGCATTTGTTTGTGCTAAACTATTCTCCATAATAGATAAATCCAGGGATACTCCATTAGATGAAGTGTTTTCTTTAAATAAATCTGTACCTGCAATTATATCATCATCATTATTTAATTTTATTGCTCCTTCAGGTCCTAATATAGTTCTACTTCCATATCCACCTCCACCAGTTGCAGGACTAAATATATCATCCGCACTTTCAGAAGAACTTACTAAATTACTAATTGCTAAATAAGCGGCAGCTGCTGCTGCGATACCAAGACCAACACCCACTAAAGGAATGGGGGTTTTAGCAGCATTTGCACCCGCTTGAGCTGAGTAGTCAACTGCACCCATTAAAGCTGCGGCTTTTTCAGAAATTGCTTTTCTTTTAGATAAAAATAACCCAATTTTTGCTGCCATGTTGTATGCTTTTACTCCTACAACCCCGGCAATAATTAATTTTTTATTTTCAGCAGCAAATTTTACTATCTTTGCCATTGTTTTCATGGCGGGTTGAAGGCTTTTTCCTAATTCTAAAAACACTTGATTCATGTCTTCAGCGGCCTGCTTCATTTCTGTTTGTTTATCAGCTTGTGCCTGAAGGTCTTCAAAACTAGTATCAGCCATTATTTTTTGGGCTTCTTTTAATCCATTTTCTTCAATTAATTTATCTAATAGTTCTTGCCTTTTTTCTGCTTCATCTCCTGTTGTATTTTTCAACATTTCTTGGGTAAATAAAGTTTGTGCTAATTCTTCTCTATTCATTCCAACGGCTTCAGCTAGTGCCTGTTGTTCTAATCTATTCATTTTAGCAAAATCAGCAGAAGTTCCTGCTTGTTTGGCTATTTCTTCAGCTACAGTTGCAAAATCATTATTTAATGCAGCAGTTCTTGCTTTTTCTAAGTTAAGTTCTTTACCTAACATTAGTTCAGCTTGCATTTCTTTTTCTATAGAAGACTCAAAATTAAGTAAGCTTTCTGCAATTTTATCTACTTGAGACATTTCCATCCCTAAAGATTGAACTATACCTACGGTCTTACCCATAGTAGCAGCATTAGCACCCATAGATAAAGTCATAGCAGAATTTATCTTGCTCATTTCAGCCATTAACTTTTTCTCGTTAAGGGCTACTTTATTTTTTAAAGATCCTAATCTTGCCTGAGACATGAATTCTCCGGTATTTTTCTTAAGGTCTTTACCATTTACGGCTGTTAATTTAGTAATACCTGCTAACTCATCAGCCGTCATTCCTGCTAAAACTTGCATTTCAGCATATGAGGTTAACATCTCATCAGATAACACAACATTAGTACCTAATGTTTTATTGATATCTACATTAGCATGTTTAATATCCTTATAAGAAGTTAAAGTTGTACCTTGGATCTTACTAATCCTCATAAGTTCGGCACTTGTCTTTTTAGCCTCATTATAGGTTTGGTTCATCCCCTTGGCTATCTCACCTGTGGATTTATCCATGGCTAACATAGATTGTACAATCTTAGTTATAATGGCTATAGTACCAAAAGCTTTCATCATTTCACCAACACCAGCAGTTAATCCTTTAATTCCTGCTTGTGCTTTTTGGAACATGTTTAATTTAGAAACTTTTCCTGTTTTTTCATCTATAACAACCATTTCGGCAGCTGCCTTTTTAGATGCTTCTGCTGCTTTATCAAACCCCTTAGTTAACCCCTTTACACCAGGGATTGCACCAGCAATTTCGGATAAGGAACCAAATAATTTTACTGATCCTAGTTTTGAAAGTTGTTTTGAAACTACTACTTGAGAATCAAGTGTTTCTTTTACTTGTTTTTGGTTAGCTACTTGGTCTGTTACTGCTCTTGCTAATTTTAAAGTATTTGAATAAGCTTCTTTTGCTGCCTTTTTTTCATCTTCACTAGCAGTTGCTGCTATTGAAGCAAAGTCTTTTTTCTGTTGTTTGGCTTTTAATATTAAATCAGATTTATTAGTTTCTAAACTTAAAATATTTTTAGCTAAATCCTGTTCTTGTTTTAGGATTTTAGTAGTATCTAATAGGGCATCTTTTGTTCTACCTGCAATACTTGCTTGAAATTCAGCTGCTTTATTTATTCCATCTAAAGCGGATCTAACTGATTTTTTAAGATCTTTTTCTTGGGTTTGAAGTTTTAACCCCTCACGGATAGAATTATTAATGTCCCGTGTAATTCTAAGATTTTCCTCCTGTTCATAGGATAAACCTTTAGTAGCAGCAATTTGCTCTTCAGTTGCTTTCGTGGCTTTTTTTATTTCTTCAGAATTAGACATTAAAGGAGTGTTTTATTATAAATATTAAAAAGAGCAACTATTTGTAGCTGCTCTTTCCTTTATAAGGTTTAGATGCCTTTAAGAATTCTGGGGTGTTTACTTGGCCCTTTGAATCTATTAAAGTTGATTGACCTTGTTCGTTAGAAGGTTTTGATTCTTCTTTATAATATTTTTCCATTCTTGAATAAGTAAATTTTCTTAACCAAATGGGCATATTATAAACAGTAGGAAAATCATAACCTCCCTTACCTAAAAATAATATTTCGTGGATTTGGGTAAATAACCCCATCCTAATTTCTTGTGCTATATCAGAAGTCAGGCCAAAAAAACGTAAGACCCAGAGGGATCTCTACCTCCTCTCCATCGTCTAGTATATAAGACATATCCACATCGGGTTGTTGTTGCTTAATATTCTCACGTAAAGCTCTTGAATCCATAGCTAATAAATAATTATCTACAAATTCTCTAATGGTTTTTTTATCACTTTCTCCATCTACTGATGTAATGGTATGCTTTAATCTAGTCGTTAAAGTTGGTGTATAATCTTTGTTTATTTTTGTTAATCCCTTTAGTTCTGCTTCTATTTTAGCTTCTTCATGACCATCTAACATTTTATATGTTATTAAGTTTGAACTATTAGGTAAGGTAAAAGAAAATTCATTTTTGCCATCTACTAAATTAGAACCATCAAATGGTTTATTTTCTAGTTGGGTTAAATCTATACTTTGTTCTTCACCCTTAATATTTACTTTATAAGTAGCACCATACCCTAAAATTCGAGCTGCAATAAGAACTGCATTTTTGTCTCCTATTAGTAGGTCTTTAAGTTTTACTTTAGTAACAATAACGGATTCGAGTAATTTATCTAATACTATACCTTTTTGTATATAAGATTGGTTTGATAAAATATCTTCTTCTTTAGCAGTCATATATTTTATTTCTATTTTACCACTTCTTAGTGGATGTCCTTCAGGGTATAATAATCCTTTAGTGGGTAATTCAACTTCTTCAGTTGGGAATTTAAATTCGGCCATAATCTTTATTTATTAATAACTTTTGTTCGTTGATAAATATTAATATAAAAAAAAGCTTGCCAAAAGGCAAGCAATTTTAAACTTTATATTAAATAATAATAATTTTTCTTTGTTTTAGAAATTTAAAACACAATAATCTGGTTGAACTGTCATGGTAATATTTTGTGCTGTATCAGCTGTATCCCAATTATATTCACCAAAGTTTGCATCTACTATTAATGCTCCTTTAATAATCCATTCTGATACTACATCCCCTACAGGACCTAATACATTGAATGTTAAATCTTTCTTATAGAAATCACTATAACCATCTCTACCAGTTACTGATTCATGATGTAATCTAACCCATTCCATTACTGATTGTGCACCAGATGGAGTAATTGGATCAAATAATGTAAACTGAATAGTACCCCAAGTAGTTTTACCTTTTACATAACGTTGAACGTTAATATGATTTAAAGGTACTGTTCCATTGGTTACAGTTACAGCCCCAACAGCTTTTACAGTGTATGATGGAATTCCATCCATATACATTATAAACCTATTTGCTTGTTTTGGTTCAAATGCTGTGAAAAATATTTCGTTTGGATCTAATACTGCCATTTTTTTATTTTATTTTATTATAAATATTTATCTTTTTATTTTTTATACCGGAAATGTAGCTCCTGTTGGTAATACATTGAAATCTAAAACAATAAATTCAGCTGTTTTCGATGGTTGTAAATAGATTTGACCTATTAATTGGTTTCTATCGATTACATCTGGTGTATTATTTGTATCATCCATTACTACTTTAAAAGCATACAAACCTTGTCTTTGTTGTACTGATTCTAAATATGGGTTAACTTGTGTTAAGAAGTTATTTCTAGTTGCTATGGTGTTTTGATCAAATACCAATGTATTTGAAACTTGTGAAATATAGCTTTTAAGAGCAATTAGTAATCTTCTTACATTTACACGATCTAAAGCACTTGCTTTTTTCTGTAATGTTTTCTGACCAAATACTACAACTCCACTTTGTGGGAATGTAGCTATTGGATTTACATTTGCTTCATATAAAGTATCTCTGTTTCCAGAAGTTAATTTTCTTTCAGCTTTTATTACTTGACCTAATCCACCTCTAGTTAAACCTGCTGGTGCGAACCATGGGTCTGAAGATGCGTCAGTATAAGCAAAAACTCCAGGAATCAATGTAGATGGTGGAGCCCAAACTGTTTTACCAGTATCTGCGTCAAGTAACTGTAACCATGGCCAGTAAGTGGCAGCATATGAACTATCAAATCCACTTGCTTGGTTAGTAACACCACCTATAAGTGAGTTATATGCTCTTAAATCTACTACTGCTAAACAATCTTGTCGTTTTTCAGCAGTTGTAATTAATAAATTAACTGCTGATGGGTGTAATTGATGAATTAATCCTGGTGCTGATAATATATTAAACTGGTAGTTATCCTTATTGCTTAATAAATTAATTGCTGCCGTATAATCATCAGCTGTTATACCTTGAGTATTGTTAGCTGTAATGTTTTCGTTAAATTTAGCTGGGACTCCCCCTCCAAATAAATCTCCTTCACCACCACTAAATGTTCCTTCTCCTACATTTGGTAAACTTGCTGTATATTGAATTTTTGCTGTACCTGTATTATCAAAATAATTTGGTGTAGGTGCATTTACAGCCGACACATAAACATATCTACTTTTATTAGTATAGTTACCATTTTCATTTAGATAATAATCTCCATTATCATCAACAATTTGACCATAATAGCTATTACCAATTACATTTTCTATATAATTAGCAGATAATGGATCTAAAGATACATTAGCAAATGTTTCTAATACTGTCTTTTGGTTAGTTTTATCATCTCCACGACGTATAGCTATACTAAATACTCCAGATGAAGTATTAGCGTTTGTTATTTCCCATCTTATGTTATCAGGTGTTCCATTTTCTAAAGCACCTCCTGATAAAATTGATCCTGTACTATTTAGTATTTCTCCTTTAGATATAGTACTTAAAACAAAT